CTAACCATCAAAAATGAGACAATTGAAAGAACCTGACAGATTTTATTCAGCATGAAAAAAATTATGTATGCTTGTATTTATATTTTAGCAATAACAGCAATAACGTCATTTGCACCTCTATATCTAACAGCAGGATACTTAACAAGAAAGATTAAAGTTTAGGATTGGCAGTTTTAACTTCGGTTATATGTTTTGCCCATTCACCATTTTTATCAAACGTACCATTTATCATATCTTTGTAAATTAAGTCCAGTTGTTCTTCGATACTTTTATATTGACGTTTTCTATTCCTGATAATTCTGTGATTATATTCAAGAGTTTCTGCTTCTTTTTTATAACTTTCCAATTCTTTTTCAGTCGGTCTAACGATATCTGGTACGTTCCAATCTTTTATGATCGCACCCTGTCCCTGATCTAATAACATTACAAGTCTGTAGTCATCTAGTATCTTTTTAGCTTCTGACAGCGATTTACCGTTCCTGACTAAATGAACAGTTACCTTAGATGATAACTGTGGCATTAAGTCGGTTCAGTAGGCCATGTAATATTTGATAGCTGAATATCAGATGGTGTTTGGTTTGCTGGCAAATCTCTTAATGCTTGCCTGTAAGTTTTCTGTGCATCTGTCATTGTTCTATCAGGTGATGCCATCCAATCAGATTCTTTAAGTTTCATGTTTCTTTGAAACCTCAACTCTACTAAAGGTAAAGATCCATTTTTACTTTTCCAAGTTTCCCAAGCTGCGTTTATTTGCTCATCAGTAGGTTGTGGATCTGGGTTTCTGCCGTCATCGTACCATTTGTGAATACTATGAGTTTCCCAATTAATAACATACTCATTATTACTTAAGCCAAGCTGCTCAATGGCCAAATCAATGTTAACATCTGCATTAATAGTCATACGTGTTTCATTCTGAAAATAACAACTGTTGCATAAAATTCTTCTTCAGTGCCAAAATCAGCATCCTGTCCAAAACCAGTTGAGCTTTTGGTTGTTTGACATCTATGTTTTAAAAAATAACCTTCTGATGAAGCATTTGAAACGTAACCAAAACCTACTGAAACATTTTGAGTAGCGTCTCCTTGTGCACATCTTACATTATTTCCAAAAATCACATCAGTACCACCATCAGTAACAATTTTTGCTCTATGATTATTTACATCAAAAGCTGTTGCTGCGAAATAAATTAAGTAATTTCCAGCTGGCAATGTAAATTCACCTGTACTTGTATCTAAACTGCAGAAACCATCTCCATCATGTTCTTCAGTATTTAAAACTCTTGTTCTATCTGCCCCAGATGTAAAAGTTCCTGCATTAGCAGCATGAGATAATTTTTCTCTTAATACACAAACAGAAGTACCAAGAGCAACACCTCTAATTTCCTCCTCGATATATAAATCTTCGTATGCAATTATTCTGTCATCCATCAATTGCAGCATTCTTACAAGTGATGGACTTCCTACATTAGAACATTTAAATGTTATTTCTCCACCACCACTAGTTGATTGACTTTGACCCTGTATTCTTGCTACTACACCAGCACCAGAACTGTCAGAACCCTCAAAATCTATTCTTCCAATAACTTGATCTGTACTTGTAGAAGTATCTGTATCATGGAAGTTTATAACATTTGTTGTAGTACCATTTTCACCTTGACCGGTATTATCATCAACAAGCTCTAATCCAGCACTACTAAAAAAAGCCTGTGTTGTTGTACCATCGGTTTGAAATTGAATTTCATCGTCACTTCTAATAGTTATATCATCATCAGAATCAAGTAAAATACTAGCACCATTACCACAAACCAAATCAAAAGCATTTGTAGCAGAATCAAAATCTAAAGAAATATCATTTCCAGTACCAAATCTAATTGCTGTATCATCATTAAAATCTACACCTGTATCACCGCCTACTCCAGCAGCAGAACCCCATGTAAGAGTTGTTGGGGTAGAAGAATCAGCTAGCAACGCTTGACCTGCTGTAGGAGCAACTGCTGGTAGTGTTAGAGTTACATTTGATGCTATTGCTGCTGGTGCTTGCAGTGCAATGTAATTAGAACCATTTGCTGTTGCTTCTTCAAACCTAATGTCAGCTTGATTATCAAGTATTGCATTACTTGTAAAAGTTACATCACCTGTAAAGGTTCCTCCTGATAATGGTGCTAATCCAAAATTTTCTGTCCCTATTCCACCAGTAATAGAAACATTAACAAAACCATCATTTGCTGCATTTCTAATTTTTAACGTGTTATCTCCTGTGTCTGCATAAAATTGGTAGGCAAATGTTGTACTAGGATCTGATGCACCAGAGTTATTTGAATTTATTGCAGCCAGAGCATTATTAATGTCTGTTCTTACAGCATTTCCCGTTCCATTATCTATAGTTCCATCGTGTTGTGCCATTTAGCTCACCGTTAACCTATAACCATAAAACCAAGTTTCAGCCGTAACTGTATTTTGATTGTTGCCTTCATTATGTTCAACGTATTGTGCCACAGTATCTCCAACTGATAAATCCAATATAAGTTGAGCATGAACTGATGTAAACACATCAGCCGCAGAACAATAAGCCCTTGAAACCTTTCCATATGCCGTTAGCTGTGCATCATTAACATAAAAGGACATTTGTATGGCATCACCATCTTGCAAGTCATCAATGCACACCTGACCGCCTATAACGTACTTTCCAGCCTTGGCTGTTGGTACTGTAAATTTATAAGTTGAAGTATTGTATGCGCTGTCTGTATCTAAAATTTCTGTATTGTTATTAACAATCGTAAAAGTTGTATTTGCTATTGCTTGCGCTCCACTTGGCCTAGCAGCGAAAGCTGGTTTATTTATACCAAAATTTGTATCTATTACCCCAAGTTGTATAAAGGCATTATTTGAGCCGTTTCTAATCTTTAAAGCTAAATCAGATGTATCAATATGTGGCTGAAATGCTGTTGTTATTGATGGGTCGCCTGATCCTGAGTTAAGTGAATTTATTGCAGCAAAAGCAGAATTAATCTTCGTGCGAAAAACCGAGCCAACATTATTGTCAACAACAAATCCATTTCCTCCTGTAGTATCGACTCTTGCCATCAGGTTCTATTTAATAATTTAAGTTTACAGTAAAAAAGAAGATATGCCTATGATGTATCACCTTTTCCAAAACCTGTTGCAGAGTAACTAAATGATCTGTCTACTAAATTATCGTTTCCATCTGAAAATCTAATATTAAAACTTGTTTCGGTAACAGCGACAGCCTGATAATTTGTAGCATTTGAAGCATCGTTAACATCATTTCTATCAGGAAAAACATTAACAGTTGGTGGCGTTTTAAATCTTTTTCCAAAGCTGCAAATCAATCCAACGATACGAGAAGAAAGCAAACCAGTTGTCGAATCTATTGTTACTGGTATTGAAAAAGTGCAATTTCCACTTGTATCTAAAGAACTTGCTGCCGTAACTGAAAATCTTGTCGTATTAATAACTGTAATTGTGTAAGTGCCATCGACTGCATCACCACTTGTGAAATCCATAATGACAGAATCGCCGTTACTTAGACCATGGGGATATGTTGAAGATGAGACAATAATTGTGGTAGTTCCACCAGTTGCTGTATATGTAGCTTGAAATGGATTTGTCACAAAAGTTCCATTTCTTTGTGTTTCTGTTCTAGGTGCTAGTGATCCTGTAGCCCTTAATGTAGTAACTTTGATATTTTCATCAGGCTTTGTTGAAGTAAATACAGCTTTAAATTTATATCCTCTGCCTTTAAAAGTAGCATTGCTGAACTTTTCAAACGCAGTAAATGTTGGACTACCAGAACTAGGGTCATCATCTGTAGTAGCAACAAATAAATCAACTTTTGGCTCGTCTATTTTTGTTCCATCAATATCAGAAAATAAATCAATTTCATTTCTTGCATCTATCTCTGTATTCTTTAAAAATGTAGTGGCTGCAATATTTTTTATAAAATGTGTAGGCATTTTATTATTTGCACCAAGATCTCCAACAGTTGTAAATTCATAAGTTCCAGTTGTTGAAATAGTATCTCCAATCTGATCTAAATTAGGTGTTAATGTATCGAAATCAGTTTCATCATCAAATAATCCATCACCAGCTAATATCATTTCTAACCCATTACCATCTGGAGAAATCGTACAACCTGTTTTTGTACCAGCAAAACTAGCACCATCTTCATTTATGTTTGTGATTGCATCTTCATCATCTGCCTCTGAATCATCTAAAGTAAATTGAACTGTTTGAGCATTTTCAGAAAAAGTATTATTTGCATCTCTAGCCCTAACAACATAAGTTCCAGCAAGTTTTGGAACCATTGCATCTGTAGAAGTACCAGCAACAGCCTCTATTATTGGACTTGAATTTTGAAAACTTCCACCAGTTGTAAGGTTTGTATGTTTGACATATATTCTTCCTCCGTTAATAACGCTTATGTCTTCAGATTTGTTCCATGCAAGTCTTACAAAGTTTTTATCTACAGGCTCAACTGTCAATCCAGCTAAGTCATCTGGCGGTGTAATTTTTCCGACAACCTCAAAATCTTCAATTGTAGTTGGTGTACCTGATGCAATTTCAGCACCATTAAGAGAATATACATCAATATCATACTGTCCAAGTTGTGCATCTAATATATCAACAGTTGTTGACTGGGTATTTATCTCAAAAAAATCTTGTTCAGGTGGGTTTATATCAACTCTATATCCAACTGCGCCCAATACTGGTTGCCATGAAAGAATAATCTTGCTTTTAAGTTGTCCGTTTTCTGAATAAATTTCTTCTTGTATTGTTAAATTTTCTGGCGCATCAATAATTTGATTTAAAACAGTTGTTTGTGCTGTCTGTAATGATAAGTCAGTCTCAAAAGTTTCTATAAAATCATATTTATCTGAATGATATGTAATTGCATTAACAATATAAGTTTTTGTATCTGTATTTTCTTTTACTGATAAGACACGATAAAGAGCTAGAGCAACACTTGTATTTTCAACAACAAAAACACTATTTGTTTGTGGTTTTGAATTTTGTAAATCACCATTGCTATCTGCTTCTTGAAAATGCTGTCCAGAGGCAAGAGTAATGACATTACCAGCTATACTGCCAATATTTTTAGTGCTTACAGTTCCATCTGACATAATTACACTTATTTTTGCTGAACCAGTTGTAGGAATATCTGTAGAATCTGAATTATCTATAGTTACAGTTGAATTTGTTTGTGGATCTTCAGCAGTACCATTGACAGCAGAAACAATTCTTCCTCCCCTTCTCACGCCAGCTTTCATTGGATCATTTACACCGATTATTTGATTTGGTTGTAATAAAACACCTTCAGTTATGGTTGTTTCAAAGTTGATAGTTTCAGTACTTCTTTGATCTTCAAATAAAGTAAATCTTGCAAGTCTTTTTGCCTGACCAAAAGAAGTGCAGCCAAAAGAGTCAATTTTTTTATGAATTACTCCAAGAGATAATTTTGCATTTGTATCATTTGTAAAAGAAGAAGCTGAAAACAGATCAGCTAAATCCACTGTGACATATTGCAATTTTTGTAATGTTTTATCAAAAAAACTGACCGATACCTTATTAGCCCTGTCTCTCAAATCAGTTCCTGTATATGAAAACCCTTCTTCTGTGACATTGCTTCTGTTAAATACATAGTCAGGTGTGGTTTGTGGCCTGTCCTGATTTATTTTTATTAATCCCTCGCTAAAAAAAGGAACTGCTCTAAAATTTGAACAAATATTATTTATGACATCAAAGGCAGATTGTTGATCACTCATCACAGCGTTAAAACTAAACCTTGGCTCCTTTTCTCCCTCTGTAACTAAATTTTCAACAAGCTCATTACAATAAACAGATGCGTTATAAAAAGAGTAAACATCAAGCTGTGTTGAATCTATAAAATCAGAAAGTTCAGTTGTCAAAACATCATATAAAACAAAAGCAGGGCAAGCGCACCACTCTTTTGTAGTTTTTAAAGTTCCATTAAAAGATCCACTAAAAGTTAAACCTCCTGTTTTTGTATCAACAGTTGCGTTGTGCGGTATGGCTATCCTTTTTCCTCTAAGCAAATATGACCGCTTTGGTAGGCTTGGAAATTGCTGTGAATCAAACCTCATAGCAAGATGAGCAATACCAGCATAAGCATTGTTTTCCAGAATAATTGTTGATAGTCCAGAAAATTTAATTTTGTCAAAAGGGTTTTTAGGTGTATCTGCGGTAACACGACTTATTTTTACAGAAACTGGGTATGAATAAGAATCTAAAAGTTTAATTATATGATCTCTAGAAAATGGTTTAGTAGTTTTTCCTTTTATTTTCATTTGATCAAATTTTTTATCCTTGTTATTTAATTGATACTGGGTATCTTCAATTGCATAAACCGCACCAGCATTATCTACGAGTTCAATTTTATATACAACTGTCGTTGCTCCCTTTCCATTTTTTTTAGTAAATTGATCTGCCGATATAGTTACTCTTACTTCATCAATTGGATTGTTTGCATCATGTGGGACTTGTATAGTTACAGGTGTATCTTTTTTAATTTCAGTTCCTAATGTTCCAGAATTTACAGGTGTTTCTACCGATATGAGTCCTTCCAGTGGCTGCTGAGCCTGTATAAATACAGAACAAGTACCGCTTGAATTGACTTCACTTGTTGCTGGGAAAACCAACTTATTTTCAACTAAAAAATTATCTGAATCAGTAACACTTTCTACTAAAAAAGTACCCTCTTCGTTCATTGCTGATTGTCCGCCAGCAGGGGTGTAATCAATCTTTAAAATATCGCCTTCAAGGTAACCATGATTCGTGATTGTAATTGTTGTTTTTTTAGTACTAGCACTAGCAGAATAATCTCCTGTTTTGGTTGATCCTTGAGCAATTACACCTTTTCTAAAATCTACTCCAATGTTTTTAAAATTAAATTGACCATCATCTATATCTACTAGACCATCCTCATCAAACACAGACAAATCAGCCGAAGGTCTTAAAATTGGTGTACCATTTAAAAATATATTTTTCTTTGCAGCTTGGTTATAACTAAAACTTCCTAACTTAAAATTTTCAGCTACTGGTGCTGGAAATCCCTCGATCTCACCTTCCGCTATTGCTTCCACTAGAAGTGCATATTGTACAGTTGATAAGTTTTTTGGTTTTTTTGGTGGCTTTACACTTAGCGATTTTGTTGGGTCAAACATGATTAATTATATTTCTCCTTACCTTTTCCAGAAAATTGTACAGTATCTACTGAAGATGAAACCACGATACTGCCAACTATAGTTTCACCATAAAGTAGAGGTATTGCAGTTCCAGCATTTACTGTATTTGTAATGCCATTAAACGCGCCAGATATAGATTTATTTTTTTGTGCTTGTGTTTTTGGTTGCGCTGCTTTCGTTGCAGCACCCAAGATAGTCGAAGCTGCACCAGCAGCTACATTAACAGCAAGCAATTTTACAGCCTTTGGTATTAATGTTTTTGCAACAAAACCAAAAACCGCACCAAGAAAAGCACCTTCAGCAACTGGAACTAATCTAAGGGTCCGATCACTTAATGGATAATTAATATTTTTTTCATTTACATAATCATTACCAACTTTAATGCAATAGTTTGTTTTAAGAAAAGTATCTTGTAGTTGTGGGTAATTTGCTCTTAAAAAACTAAAAACTTGACTTACGTTATACAATTCTGCATAAAATACCTTTTGCCCTAAAAGTTTAACAAGCTTTCCATAAAGAATTATTTTTGTTTTTTTCATTTGAAGTCTTTTGGATAAAATATTTTATAGTCTTGTTTTTCAATACTAAAAAGGTAAAAAGGATAATCAAGAGAAACACATTTTTTTATATCGCCTTCTGACATATTCAAATCTCCTTTTGGATGACTGTGAACTATACCAATTATATTAGCCTTATCCTCTATTTCTATCCAATCATCAGGAGATATTAAAAAGTTGTTTGATTTATCTTCTGCATAATTTTTACAAGGAAAGAAAACTGTTTTACCACCTTGCTTTGCCAAAAGACCACAACATTCTTCATCTTTTTTTTTATTTATATATTTAAAGATAGAAGTTTCCCAAGTATTCATTAAATAAAATCGCCTATTGCTGGAAATATTTTTTTTGTTGCAATTCTTGTTGGTAATTCAACATTTGGTAGATCAACGGCAGCAACCATTTCATACTCAACAATTTCTCTAGATTCTAAATTTTTCTTATTTAAAACATAAATTCTTTTCGGTAATTCTTTTGATGTATCTGGAGTACCAAAAGGGTTAAGATCATTTGCAAAATTAACAGCATCTATAAATTCAACCATAGTCTGTATTCTCGTAAATTTAGCTCCTACAAGATCATTGCCAAAATTAAAGCTGTTAACAGTAGCCATTAATGTTGTAAATAAAGATAAAACATTACTTATCCTCATTTGCGGTCTAGCTAATGCACCCTCCCCAGACAGTTCAAAACCAGCACATTCTATTGGGTATCTATTGTAAGTATCACCAGCCCAAACAATAGCATTATTTGTTTTTAAACTTGTTCCGCTATGAAAATAATATTTACCATTATCAGAACTTGATGGAGCATTTCCAGTTGCATAATGGATTCCTTCTATTAATTGAAGCTGAAAAAGCTCAATAATCGCAGAGGGATTAACTTTCTGTAATGATGAATTAGGTATTGCCATCAGGGTTCAAATACTTCAATAAATGTAGTTGTTACAGTACATCTATTATTGTAAGGAATAGAAATTGACCAACTATCGCATTTGTATTTACCTTGACCTGATTTTGTTATTGATAATGCTGTAGAGGTTATATTGGCCGCAGATGCAGTTAGGGTGAAAGTATTTATTCCAGTATCATTTTGAACAGTATAAGTTCCATCAGTTGCCCCACTCGTAAAATCAACAGTAATAGTATCACCCGCAGATAGTCCATGATTATTTACAGTTGCAGTTATTACTGTCCCTGAAGCACTTGCGTCTGAACCATCATTCTGAACATAAGTTCCTGTTTTTGTAAATCCTTCACCTTCTGGGGTATAAGTAAAACTTTCATTGTTAAATTTTCTACTCCTTAAAAAACCATCAATAACTTCTGCTTCAGTTTGTGAAACAACAAAAGTTAAATTATAAACTTTTGGATTTTGTTGCAATCCCACAGTCAAGCGGTGTTCATACCCATCACCCAGAGAAACCACACGCTGTTTTGGTGCTTGGTTCTTTACCTGTCCATAAGTCGGTTTAATATTTACCGCTGTGTCAAAATCAGCCATTATGCAAGTAAACCTCCGCTTCGTTTCTGTCTTATTATCTCTTGTTGTATAACAACAGCCAACTCCTGACCAAATTGATTACCTTTTTGATCGCTGCCAGAAATTGACGATCCGCTTGCGTCTACGCTGACATTCACAACTACATCGCCACCCATTTGATTATTTGGAATGATTGTTCCAGCAGATCGTGGCACAAAAAGCTCTGGCCCTTTCTCACCAACAATAGATGGCTTACCTACTGGTGGTTTGCCACCCTCTGCAAAAGGTAAAAAACTTCCAATTGCAGCCCCAACAGGCCCTCCAATAGCACCACCAATAATAGAACCAAACTTAACTCCACCTCCGCCTCCGCCACCGCCACCGCCAGAGCCACCTTGTTGCACAGATGTATTAGATATTTGACTTGCAAGACTTTGAAAATCCGCTGATAATCCATCAAAAATTTTATTTATAGCAAGATCAATTAATTTATCTTTTATTGAACTTAAAACATTCTTCATAGCATCACCAAAAGACTGCGCCCCTTTTACAGCCTCTTTGAGTTCTTTTTTTAAGTTATCTTCCAAAGCGTCACCAATTTCTTTAATTATTTCTTTTTGCTCATCAAGTTCTTCATTACCTTCTTCTGTTTTTCCATTATTTGTGTCTACTTTATCTTTTATGACATCGACCTTTTCTCCTTGTTCATCTAAGCTTTCGTTTTGTCCATCAATAGTTTGTTTATTTTTTTGTAAAATTGGTGTTAATTCTTTATTTTTTTTAACAATATTGTTAGTAGCAGTTGATGTATCTTCAACTCCTTCTTTTAACTTATCAACTGACTCTAAATTTGTTTCAACATTAATTTTTAAAGTTGGGACTTTTGTGATGCCAAAGATAAATCTTAAAACTTTATTGTCATTAACAACTTGATTTATTTTTTGAAAAACTCCTATAACAGCTTTTAATATGCGGCCAACTATAGTGCCAACTGTTTTACCAACAGCCACAACAGCATTTGAAAACTCTGTAACACCTTCTTTAACTCCTATCCAACTCTGTTCTAAATCAAAAACAATATTAGTAGCATCAATCCCTATAGCCTCTGCAATGGCTTTTGCTACTTCGTTAACAGCAGAAAAAACGCCTTTAACAATTCCTCCTACTACCTTAAAGGCTAGTCCAAGAGCCTCAACTGTTACCGCAGCAATTTTAAAAACTTCTCTTATTACTACTCCAAAGTCAGAACCCTCTGAAGCTAAATTTGTAAATGCAGTCCCAAGTCTTGTAAGCTGCCCTTGAATTGTATTAGATGCTGTAAACGCTGCCCTTGCAGCGGTTCCTTGAGCTTTTGCTTGATTATCTAAATTTTTGTTAAAAGAAACTAATTGATCATTCAATAAAGGTAAAACTGCTGTTCTTGCCTCAACAGAACCAAACAGCAAAGCAAGTGTTTCTTCACTAGCTCCACCTTTGTCAACCACTTCTTGCAAAACACCGCCTAAACCTTTTGTGCTTAATGCTGTGGCACTAAAGTCTATTCCAAGCTTTTCAGCCGCTTTAGCTGCCTCACTGGTCGGTTTTTGTATTGAAGCAATAACCTGTCGCAGTCCCGCAAAGGTTGATTCAACAGGAACACCAGTTGCAGTGACAGTAGATATTGCAGCGTTAAGTTCATCTATCCCAACACCAGCACCAGCCGCTATAGGTGCTAAACGACCTA